GACGAGGCTGAGGAAATAGACGCTAGGATAGACAAGCATAAGGACTATGTAGGGCCTCCTACTTTCAAGGTTACAGACGACCTAACACCACCAACAGCTAACGATGGTTTCACTATCGCAGATGCTTGGCAGTATGCTGAAGATGTGTACGGTATCACTAACAGGAACATTACTGACATCATAAGAAAGGGTGGCGGTCTGAAGATATCTGATGATGTTACATCTGCCTACAAACCTACCGTTATGGAAGTGTTAGAGTTAGACAAGATGTTCACTAAGTCTGGGTCTGTTGCTCCACCTCCCGGACAGATCATGCAGTGGTACGAGAAGACCTTCCTTCCTGTTGTCGATGTGGTACGCAAGTACTACGACCCTAAGGTAGCAGCACAGCTTGACAGGTCATACGATACAACCACTCGCAGGAACGCTTTCTTCACAGATACTTTGATGAAGCCTATGGAGAATGTATTCGAGTATGTGAACAACAACGTAGAAGCTAAGAAGCTCTTGCTTGACTTGCACGAAACTGGAGAGGTAGGGTTTAGAGAGTTCCGTAAGTCTATCGCTAAAGACTTAGGCAAGAAAGACCTTAAGGCTTTTGATAAGTTCTGGAAGTACACGTCAGAGAGGAACGAGCAAGCTCGTAAGAGTCTGTTCATCGATGATGGTGCTGGCTGGGATGAGCTGTACATTCACACACAGAAGCACAGCCAACAAGCGAAAGGGGAAGGTAATCCTTTTGAGACAGACATGTGGCGACCTAAGTACGACAAGGTAGACTCTCTGCGTACTCGTACACGTGAGCTAACAAAAGACATGACAGACGAAGATATACTCGACTATGAGAACCCTCTGCTGTCACACTCCAAGTACGTCACAGACCAAGAGAACATGTTGCAGATGACAGAGAACTTCGGTCTACGCCCTAGTATAGCTACTGGAGGCACAGAGAACGATCTGTACCAAGCAATTGCCAAGCGTCTACGAAACGATGGCTGGGGGAAGAAGGAAGCAAACGAAGCTGCTGGCTTGATGCTCACTACTTACCAAGGCAGTAAGAAGGCACCACCACCTGCTGTACGTGCATTCATGAACCTGTCCTATGCTGGTACGCTAGCTCAGTTCCGTAGTGCTGTACTGAACACACACGACATCGCGGTTAGTATGGTAAACAACGGTGTAATGCCTACCATGAAGGCTATCTTAAGCAACATGGATGGTGAGTTTGGTAAGCGTGTACGCGACATGCTTGGCGATCAGAACTTCGGTGAGTTCATAAGGGACTACGATCGGTTCACTAACGCTGAGACATGGCTTGATAAGACAGGCCATTACTCACGTAAGTTTAGTGACGGTGCTATGCTTGTCTCTGGTTTCAGGGCTATGGATGAACTGGGTAAGGGAGTTGTACTGAGGGCTTCAGTGGAGAACTACAGGTCACTTGCTAAGGCAGGGAAGTTTCTGGAGGAGACTCAAGACTTCTTGCTAGACCCCGGCATGGCTACGAAAGTAAACCGTTACCTTAAGTCTGGTGTCCCTGTTAAAGAGATGCCACAAGATGTTGCTGAGGTGATTGAAGACCTTGCTTTCGCAAAGCTAGGAGAGCAGCAGTTGATTAACGCAGCAGGTCGCCCACTGGGATACCTCTCGAACCCTTTGTTCCGTCCAGCTTACGCTATGACAGGCTTTGCTATCAAGCAGCAGGCCATGCTTCGTAAGAACGTACTGGACAAGCTCAAGGCTGGTAAGCCAACAGAAGCAGCAGCATACGCAGCTAAGTACGTAGCCTATGCAGGTATGGGTTATGGTTTCATTAACGAAACACGTAACGCTATCTTCAAGGGAGATGAGTTCGAGCCAGCAGATATCTTGCTAGGTACGCTAGATCAGGTAGCAGCAGCAATATCTCTGAACAGGCTAGGTGATGAATACTCACGTCAAATGTTCGCAGCTAACCCTTGGGAATTCCTTACGACTTCATTCCTCCCTCCGGGCGGTATGGTTGAGGGTATGGGTAGAGCATTGACAGGTGACATAGGTAAGTTCATAGAACGTATACCAGCGGCAGGTGGCCCACTCAAGGCCGCAGGATGGACAGACATAAAGATAGGTGATGATGATGACGACTAAGAAGAGAGCACCCTTAACAGCTAAAACTAAAGCGACTAAGGCAAGGCTGCAAAAAGCATACAACGCAACACCTAAGGCTAAGAAGAAAAGAGCCGAAGACAACAAAGCCCGTAAAGCTCTTGGATTAAAGAAAGGAGATAAGCGAGACGCATCACGTACTACAGGGGGTGGCTTCAAGGCAGAAGCTCGCTCGTCTAATCGTAGTCGTGGTGGAAAAGTGGGGAGCAACGCCGCTAAAGTTGCTGGAGGCAGAAAAGGCGGTAAGGCCAGCAAGGGGCCACGGAAATGACTAAGGATGAAAGCGTGGAAACGCAATTAGGAGATGTGAAACGACAACTGGATCGTGTGTTGAACAGGCTTGACGCTTTAGTCAGGTTAGAGGAACAGCACAACAACACTGTTAGCAGCTTAAACAGGGCGCACAGGGATATAGAAAAACTAGATGTCAGAGTAGACAAGGTAGAACTGATAGCCTCGAAGAACAACTTAATGACGAGAGCTATGGAGAGGATAGGCTGGATGATAGTGAGTGCCGCTATCGGTCTAGCAGCCTACTTGCTACGATGATTACCTTTGTGCTTGTGGTGTATCTAACCACTGGGGCTTTCACGGTAGGAGGTACTGACAAACCTAGCGTATGCAAGGCTTGGGAAAACTACTCTGAGTTCAACATATGTCTGGAACTTCAGACTTTATAAAGGTATAGAAATGTTAAACGTGCTAGACCTCATCGCTGGGATATTTGAGCCAGCAGCGAAGTTGATAGATGAAGTACATACGTCAACGGATGAAAAGAACCAACACAAGGAACGTCTTCTTAATGTTCAAGCAGCAGCTATGCAAGTGGTGTTTGATTATGAGAGGGAAAGCCTGAAAGGACAACAGGCTATAGTAGAGGCTGAGGCTAGTTCAGATCATTGGATTGTCGCTAGTTGGCGACCAATAACCATGCTAACCTTTCTCGCTCTGGCGGTAGGTGATTCTCTAGGGCTGCTAGCTACGCCTCTAAGAGACGAAGCATGGATGCTCCTACAACTTGGCCTTGGAGGTTACGTCGTAGGAAGATCAGGTGAGAAGATCGCTAGTGTTGTTAAGGGGCGATAAGCCCCAGCACATTAGAGAAGTAAGCGGCAAGCCAGAACTGTGCTGCATCTGTTGGATGTAACCCATCTGTGGTTTGCGTCTCATCATACGGTGCGTCTAATATAACAACGTTCGTGTACAGAACCCCTACGTCATACGTCCAATCCCGAGCTGCAATGGTTCGGGTGGTATGCTCAGGGGTTATGTTCACTTGTACAGGTAAAACTAGATATACTACACAGCCTCGGTTCTTAAGCGTGGTCATGTGGTTGTTCAGCTTCAGCTTGTACAGCTCCTCGTCTATACCGAACCCAGCATCGTTCGTCCCCAGCCAGTAGATAACCTGCCTTCGGTAGCAGGACAGCTGCTTAGGAATAGAGCTGTTCGTTAGGAGGCTCCCTGCCTGAGCTAGGTTCTGGATATGTGCGAAGTCTAGGTCGTTAAGCTGTGAAGCCCAAGACTTATCCTCTGAGGTGAGCGAGTCACCGAATACCCAGTACCCCTGTGAGTCGTCAGCTACACAAGGGAGACTCATAAACAAGACTAGCATTAACATCCCTAGCGCCATCAATACTGATGAGTTGACCATTGTAGTCAGTGCATCCTTCTCTTCTTCCTTCTTCGCTATCTTTGCCTCCCGTAAGTTCTTCATTGAAACCCTCCTGTTTTATCTATAAGACGTGGAAACCAAAAAGGCGCTGTAGCTAAGAACACTACAAACGCCGCAAAGGCTAGATCAATAAGTCTGTCTCCCAGACTTTCATTTGTTAATCGCATTTTTAATAATCCTTGCTTGAATCTTGAGAGCTGGCGGAGATTTGTCATCGAATATCATTCCTAATAGTTTATCAACTTCATGAGAGATGCTTGCTAGTCGCAAGATGTCTGCTGTTTTAAAAGACTCTGCTTCACGTAGATCATTCATATTCCGCAAATGCCTCCACCGCAGGCTTCTTCTGAGTTTTCCTCAAATTGTACACCTTCATTAGATTTCGCTTCACTGTACGAGCAGACCGTAAGTGGCTGGCCACCCCTTGCCCCATCCGGGTAAACCGTGAAACCGCGCAGTCGAGGTGCATATTTAGCGAGTGTTGTAGCAAATTCATGTACCCTCCCTTCATTGTTTTTCTCAGTACCCCATGCTGGGATATTGATCGTTGATGATATAGCCATGTCTACGTAGTCCTGAACATCAGCTTGGAAACTCAAACGTCTTTCAAAGTCGTCGACTAGTGACATAGAGGTTTCAATCTTATCAGGGTCTAGGCCGTAGTGTTGTATCAGTTCTTCAGCGGTAGCGTCTACCACATACTCGTACTTCCACTGATCACCTCCAACCAGATACCTACGCTTATAAGCCACAGCAAATAAAGGTTCAATCCCTGTAGTGGTTCCAGCCAAGATGCCAATGGTTCCCGTAGGTGCAATAGCACGATAAGCAACGGGACGAGAAATATCAAGACGGTCACACAAACTATTAGCAGCACGTTCACTCTCCTCTCTATACACTTCCATCCACTGACGTAGTTCTTTGTTCATGCCATACTCGTAGCCACGCTTCAGCAACCACTCATGGATACCCATCAACCCTAGTCCAAGTCTCCGATTCTTCTTGCGTATCTCACGGATTTTATCATAGGGAAGATCAGCAGTAAGGGTGCCACAAACAAGAAAGCCGCTAGCCAATCGGACGATATCACGGAATTCCTCCAGAGTGTCAATGGCCCCCATGTTAACACTGCCGAGGTTGCATACGTCACTATCATCTGCTGATGTAACTTCTGTGCAAGCATTGCGAAGCGTTTCATTCTCTTTATCTCCGAAGTTAAAGCTGAACCCCGGCTCACCTGTCTTCATTGCGTTGTAGCAGTTGTCAATGAATATCTGTGGCAAGTGGCCCTGCTCAATGTGATCGAGGAATGCGTTGTCGTAGTTAAGACTAATGTTAGTCATGTCCAGTGGAGCATGGTTGTTGAAGTCCCCACGCTTGCTGTCAGCATATGTAACACCGTCAGCTATAGGCATGTTCTCCCAGTCCTTCATGTTCAGAAAGGCTTTAGCGTCACCGTGTCTCCAATTAAGGGATGCGTAGATGGCTGATCGACGACTACCGCCTTGCATAACATTCCGTCCGATTTCGTTGATGCTACACATAAGCGGAAGTGGCCCTGAGGCTGTACCTCCTGTTCTCCCCAGAGGAGACCCTGACGGTCTAAATACTGAGTAGTCAATACCAATCCCACCGCCTGACATAAGACAATCACTGCTACGCCGTGCCAACCTACCCCATTCCTCACGTGTATCCTCCTCACCCTTCAACAGGTAACAATTGTTATAGAACTTAGCCCGACGACCAGCATAATAAATATACCGACCTCCGGGCATGAACTTGAACTCTTGCATGTACTTGGTCAACCCTAGCCGATGCTCATCGTTGAAGATGTTCTCGGTTACGTTGTCAGCTATCAGCTCACACTTCTCTTTCCAAGACTGCCCGTCGTAGTTAGCATACTTGTTGTTGAAGATGGTCTGACCGAAGCTGTTCTTAAACTCAGACATATTAGTCTCCTCTGTTACGGTTAGAGTCATTCCCCTCTATACGATTGATCTCACGGTTGATGTACCAGATAGCCTTCTGAAGGTCTTCTACCTTGGCATCCTTTAAGTCTGATCTCCAGATATATTTCAAAGCATTGCCTAGGTTGAACTGCATGTGCTCGGTGATCTGAATACACTCAACACCACTAGGATGCATACGATAGTGCTTAGGCTTGTTGACGTTATCTTCCATATCGTTTCTCCAAGTAATTGAGAGAGACAGGTAGTTCATCGAAAGAGCCATCTTTAACTTCATTCAGAATCCATATACCACGCCATGACAGGTTAGTCTGTGCATTCAGGTAGCCTTCGTCGTGTTGATAGAAGATACCAGCGAACAGGCCAGTCATTGCAGAACCATCTGCTCTACGAGAAAAAGCTATGTCTCGGTCTTGTACGTGACCCATGACACAGCTCATGTGCTTCTTGTTTAACATCAGTCTAGCAGAGGAGACAGGCCGTCCCATAACGCCAGAAGTGAAATAATGAGAATAGGCCACACCATCAATGACCTCCACTTCGAGGAAAGGAATGACATCCCATCCGTAACGACTAAGATTAAAATGATCGTAACTAAGCAAATCAGCCAACTGGATATTGTCATCTACTGCCCTCTCTATTCTA